ATCCAAAGCAACACAAACTGGAGTTCAGGAAACACTCAAGTAGTGACCAATATGGGGGTTTCTACTGTATATCTCCACGGCAACAAGATTGCTATGGTTGATGATACTTCACTCACACTCTTTGATGGTGGTTATCAGTCCAATACAACAAAGAGCAGACTCAATGCACTTTGTGATGAATTCTGCATTGCTGGTGAAGGCGTATTTCAAAAGGATTTCGTCTGGTATGTAAGAAAGTTCGTTGGTGCAATCAATGGTAAGAATGTATATAAGAACGAAGATTTCAAAGGTGGTTACGTCTTCGCATGATAAAGTCTCTCACTAAATCACGCTCTCGTTCTGATCTATTACTCATTCACATGAAATTCTTATTGATCGCTATTACTGGATTTTGTCTCTGGTCTAATCCAGACTTTCGTAGATTCGGTGCTGATAGACTTCAAGACGCATCCGATATCATGCGCCCTGAGTATAATGAAATTAAGGTAACATTCTGATGAGACTTGCACTGTCTGCCCTTATTATCTTCGCAGGTGTTAACATCGGTCTAAACTTACATAACACCATGTCTAAATATCAAGACAAGAAAATGAATCAACTCTGCCAGATTGATCAATCTTACTGTAATAACCAAAAATAAGTTATGCACCATGTATTATATGAATGGAGTGAATTAGTGGAAATAGATAAACACGTAGAACAGTTAGATCTTGCCATTAATGCAATCGATCAACTCACTACATCATTACAACTCACTGATAACAATTCTCTACTGAATGCATCCCTAGTTTCTATTAGATTAGAACTACAATCACAGGTAGATGAAATCCTCTCCCAATTCCCTAATTACAAATGACAAAATCTACAATAGAGGACTTCCAGTTAGGTGAAACAATTACATACAGAAATACGACTGGATACATAACTTTCATTGATCAGCAATATATTACTTACTGCGTCAAAGAAACTAATCTACCTCCCAAAGTAGCACAACATTCTAAACGTCCCACAAATCAAGTCAATGTCCTCATCTACCGACAATACTGGCACCTCATTCAGTCAACAACTCCAGTACATCAAAATGACAACTAAAGAGATCACTTCTATCCTGTGGAATAACTGGAGAGATTATATCATCAAACAACGTATAAACAACCGTACAGACACTAATTAATAGTTTTCCACAGATATCCGCGTAATTGTGGAAAACCCTTTATAAACCTATTAGTGTTCTTTATCTCTCGTTAATGTCCTCTGCTGTTGTACTCTTAGCACGCATCCTATCAGATGTCAATGCCTGTCAGAATACGCAGATAATTATCAGAAACCCTCTTGACAATATCTGACTTATGCCCTATAATAACACTGTAAGGGTTCAGAAACACCCCTTGTATCTTTCCCACTTATGCAATACATTATCTACGACAACACAGATACACTTAGAGCATCCTTTGTAAGTGTCTACGACCTTGAGAAGTTCATCGATGGTATCAGAAACTCTCGGGGAGATAACTACCCAAACACTCCGAGAATGTCAACCTTTGATTACATCAAGTCTATCGGATGGTTCTGGGAGGTAGTTGACAAAAGTGCAGAGGTTAGTGTATAATAGTAGAAGCAATCGGAGGACCTGTGAGTAACACTTAGCGACAGTTGTTAAATGTTATAAATGGCAGTATATTGGCCCCCGTAAATATAAAAAAGGGCCATAACCTAACCTACAAAGGTTCCCCAGAGAGGGTTATATATTATTCACTAAACGATTTACAAGGACCACAAAAAAATTCTGAGATAAAAAAATGGATTCTAAGACCCGTGTAGAGAGACAAGACATCAGAGTATGGGCAATAGAGCAATTAATTGGGCATGAGTCATTTTTAGATCCTCGGATGTATGCCTGTGCTGACTATTATGCATCGTCGTATGCATCTCAAGTTGTAGAAGATCTATATACCTTATGGGTGGAGTGGAAAACGAAAAACCCCACAGATAACCCTCAGATCAGAAATCGCCTATAGAAGTATGTCCCAAAGATTCACAACAACCTTAGAGGAAGACGACTACGGAGATCTCATCCTCAATATACCATATGATGTATGTGAAGCAATGGGATGGGATATTGGTACAAGTCTAGACTATGAAATGACCGAGGATGGACTCGGATTTATATTAAGGAAAACAGCAGATGAGTGAGAAGATTACAGATCAAGTTGAAGAGCAGGCAGAGGTTAATGTAGGGGAAACGTTACTCACAGTCAATGAGTGCCTGATTGCCATCCACAAGCGCCTAGAAGCACTCGAAAAGCATGTGAGTGAGTTACCTACTCCAGACAAGACTTATTACAAACCAGAGGGGTATGAGGACTATCTCAATCTAGCTGGTAATTTGAAAGAAATCTATCGGAGGATCGGAGAGTTAGAGAATGGGATGCAAAACTAGAGGGTACAACTTTGGACTATGTGCTGGGTTCAGTGGAATTAACCCTGAGCATTGTGCTCATTACACTCCGATTGGTGGTGTAACATTTGAGTATAAAGAATATCCTCAGAATGTAATTAGACAGGGGGACTACGAGATTCCTGATAGGGAAGATAATCGGGTAATGTATCCGTATAATCTGGAGTCAGTAACACCTGCAACGGGAGGAACCACAGGATCAGGTAGTGGTATATCTGCAGCGAACTGTGGGAAGTTATCAAAACCCGATCCTTGTGCTTCTGGATTCGGAGGGGCCGACGGCGCGGTCTCCACACTGATCACAGACTGGTTTCCTACTGAGTTATCATTTGATTTTAACTTCTCAGACACTTGGTTTTCTTATTTGTATGATACTTCAGTCAAGTCAGGTATTGTAGGGACACCTTGTTATTATATTGAGACAGAAACTAGCAGCAGCAGTTCAGGAGGGAGCGGCAGTCGTCAGATTTGTCATCCTTGTACCTTGTTTACATCTACACCTGCAGAGACTCAGATAACATATACAGCAGAAGAGGACCTTACAGGCGATCCTGATTGCCCTCATCCAACGTTATTTGCTATTGATACAAACTCTGACAAGATAGTCTTTTCTTATGATCAGTTATCTACGACTCTTCCTAATGGTGCAACTGACTTTGCATTAAGTTATGATGGTGTTACCTATACAGATGCATGGGATCCAGATAATGAGAATCCTATTGAATATGAATCGAGTCAAAATCCTTGGCAGGCAGGTGATGAGGCAGCAAGTGAGTTTGAAATCTATGACTTCACTAGTGGTGCAACTAAATCCGACTTCATTGTAAAGGCACGAGTTGAACCTATCTTTGATGATACAGGTGCTGCCACTGTGTTTAGTGGTACTAAATGGATCATTACTGAGTTATTGAATCCTGGAACTGGTTATGCAGTTGGTGATGTATTCCAAATGACATTGTTGCATAGTCATCCTGATAACAGTCAGACGACTTTGACTATGAATATCAAGGTAACTGGTATTGGTCCTGTAGATAATGTGACGAGTACAACTGGTTTTGATGTGCTACGAGTCAATGATAAGATCAATGGACATACAATTACTCGTACATTCCATACAGATGATGAAAATTTCAAGTATCACGTTGTATATCTTGATGGGGACGGATTAGATTTTACCAAAGATACACAATACAGTTCAGATCGTAACCACGATATCACAGTAGTAGCGGGATATGGTATTAAAGATCGTGCATGTCTAGTAGGTCTGTATGAATTTCTAAACAAATCTATACAATTTCTAACTGCAGACGTTAATAAGAATGCAGCAAGCGCATTTAATAGTATATTTCAACCTATTGGGTTTGCTACAGTCACTAATGGAGCAGTTACAGGACTTTCCTTTGATGGGCAAGTCATGGGTTTAGATGTAACTAACATTAAAAGAAACCGAAGAAACTCATATAGTGACGCTGATAACGTTTCATTGACTGGTGGAGATGGATCTGGGTGTGTTGTTAACATCGTAACGGATGATAACGGGATGATTTCCGAAGTTATTATTGTAGATCCTGGTTCTGGTTATAACATTGGTAATGTATTAGAGATTCCTGGTAGTCAGAGACCGTCAGGAACTCCTAAAAATGCTCTTATTGATGTCATTCTTGCATCTAGACCTGGTTCTGGGTTTGAAAATCTTAAGGTAGAACCCATTTTAGAGATTAGTCCGTCTCCACTTGCACCAATAGATGATAATAATGATGCAAAAGTGGATGCAACCTTCGTAGGTGGTTCTGTAAGTTCTGTACTTATCACAAAAGGCGGTATAGGGTATGATCAACTAAACCCACCTACGGTGACTGTTAACAATATTAACGATCCTATTCAGATTACTGTTGAAAATGATGGGTTTAATCCAAATTTGGTGGATGACTATCAAGGTATCTTAAACAGTTTACCCGAAGGAAGACCCGAATCACCAAAAATTTCCGCCGATGATTTGCAAAGTATTGAAGATTCCTATAGTTTTGTTCCAGAATCGACGGATGTAGTCAATCAGAGTCCTAAATTTGAAGTAAAGATGGACCCTGAAAACGAAAGAGTCGAACAATTACCGCAACACAAGTATAGTTCTGATGCAACTACACCTCTAAAGACAATTATGAAGAATGATTGGGACACAACTTACCTAAAAGATGTTCCAATTGATGCAGAATACAAGCAAGTGTTCCCTGATGAGATAGCAAGATCGAATGAACAGATCTCTGATGACATTGATTCTATAACACAACAGCAAATTCCTGCATTTCAGGAACTTCCAGAGACTAAACTTGAGACCTGTGTAGGAAGTTTTACCAATTTACCTACCGCATCTCCGTTCACTAAATATATTATGCGTCAATATCGTCCTGATCCCGCAAAGGTCACGGAAATACAGGTTTCTTTGACTTGTACTCCTCAAGATATTGGTTGTGGTCACATTGTATGTGCTCCTCCAGCGCTATCGCCAGGATATTCTGAGACACTTGGTACGGGTACATTCACAACTGACCCTGAAACAGGTGAATCAACGGAAGATACGGAGACAACAACATACAGTTATGCAATGTCAGCATTACTTGGACCTGGAGCACAACCATGGACTGCTACTGGAAGTATGAAAATCTTCCATGACTTGACTAGAGATGCACAAACTGTTATACTTGCAACTGATGCATACGGAAATCCCTTCGCAACTTAAAATATGCCTGGATTGATGGCTGGAATATTCATGGGCACCTGTAGTGGTCATGGAACTGGTGTTGGAGCATCTCACCACCCTGGATTGGGTGGAGGTGTATTACCTAATTGCCCACACCCATCACTAAGCCCCACGGTCGTCGCCTCACCACTACCTGCAGTTAATGCAGTTGCTATTTGGCCACCAGTACCACAATTACCTTTGGGTGTCGCAAAAGCAGTTGCTGCTAAAGTCTTCATTAATAAGAAGGTTCCTATTGTAGATTTGGATATTTTAACTCCTCATCCAACACCTACTCAGTTTACTACAACATCTGTAGGTGAAAAATGCCTTGTAACTCTCAACACACCTGCTTGGTGGTGTACTGTTGGTATAACTGGCGGTAGAGAAGCACCCATTGGGCATGCGAGGAAAGCACTGGCAACTAGCAAGACTGTCTTTATTGGCAAAGTCAATGCAACACGCTTTGGAGATCCTCTAGGAGACGGGACACCAGCGTTCCCGTGTCTGTCTGTCATCACTGGTTCAAGTCCTAATGTTTTTATTGGAATTTAATTAATGGCAAAAGTTACAAAAACGTTTTCTGGCGACAATATGATCGAAAGTCGTCCTAAGAAGACCCGCCAAGGTCGTGGAGCACATACCAAATATGCTTCGACTAGTAGAAACAACGCTCGAAAGCGTTATCGTGGTCAAGGACGATAAATAAAAGGGATAGAACCCCTTAAAAAGTTCTATTTTATATTAAATGGAGGCACATGGGGTTAAATCACGTTCCCGATCACAATTCTGATATGATGAAACAGGATTTTGGCACGGTTGTATTAATTACAGACGTTAAATCCGATCAGTATCTCAATTTGTATAAGGGTAATCGACAAACACAAAAGACTGAGAATCTCAGAAAATGGCGTTAAAGAAAATTGGGGGTAAGGATCTAACCGTATCACGAAAATTCGTAGATTTGGCAATTAATTTCTCCAGAAATCCCTTTACAGATGATGTATCAGCAGTAAAGAATGAAGGTGCTATCAAACAGGCAATCAAAAACCTGATTTTGACGACACCTGGGGAAAAACCCTTTCAACCCATTTTCGGATCTAAAGTTAACGCCTTGTTATTTGAACCTTTAGATCCATTCACTGCAGATGCTCTTGAAGAAGAGATCATAAATACCATTAAACAACACGAACCTAGAGTACAACTTGAAAATGTTTTTGTGACTCCTGTTTATGAAGGTAATAAAATTAATATTACTATTGAATATAAAGTAGTCGGGTTACCCATTGTCGAAACAATAAACTTTGTTTTACAGAGACCTGAGTAATGCAACCAACCAATTTAACAGCATTAGATTTTGATGATATCAAATCATCAATCAAATCTTATTTAAGGACACGACCCGAATTTACGGATTATGACTTTAATGGATCAGCGCTGTCGTATTTAATTGACACCTTAGCGTATAATACATATTATTCTGCATTCAACGCTAATATGGCGATGAATGAAGCATTTTTACCCTCAGCAACGGTTAGGGATAATGTTGTTAATATTGCGAAGTTATTAAATTACCTTCCTAGGTCAATTACTACGTCTAAAGCATGTTTAGCGTTTGAATTGCAAACAGTACAGACAAATGGAGCATATCCATCTTCTGTAGTACTTAAAAAGGGCGCTGTATGTAGTGGTGGTGCTTATATTTGGAACGTTCTTGAAGATATAACTGTTAGTGTTAGTCCTACAACAGGAATTGCGATATTTGATGCCGTTACTGTTCGTGAGGGTGCTATTGTAACATTCTCATATGTTGTTAACACCTTTGCATCTCAAATTTATAAGGTTCCTTCCGAAGATGCTGATATTGAAACTCTTTCTGTAAAAGTGAGACCTAATGAATCTACTACAGAATTTGATCTTTACAATAGAGTCAGTACTATTACGACTTTAACTCCAACAACGCGAGCATATTTCCTCAATGAAGGTGAGGACATGCGTTATGAGATTAAGTTTGGTGATGATAGTGTTGGACGTGCTCTGAAAGATGGTGAGGTAGTAGAATTAGAATATTTGGTTACTTCTGGCACTGCAGCAAATGAAGTGTCTAGATTTAACTTTATTGGTAGAATGGTTGATAGTAATGGCGTTTCATATCAAGCAGCTCAGATTGAGATTACGGTAAAGGAGAAATCTCAACAGGGTCAACCTGCAGAAACCATAGAATCGATCAAATATAATGCTCCTAGATACTATTCCGCGCAATATAGAGCAGTCACAGCGCAAGATTACGCAATTATTACCAGAAATCTATATTCTAACGCTAGTTCTGTTGTTGCATATGGTGGAGATGCGTTAAATCCTCCTATTTACGGAAAAGTCTATGTTGTCATCAAAACAAAGACGGGATCTTTGCTAAATGACGCTACTAAGAAAGAAATTGCCTCAGATTTAAGAAAATATGCGATGGCATCTATCGATCCTGTGGTCATAGATCCTGATGATATGTACATTAATCTAAAACTGTTCGTTTCTTACGATACTGGTTGCGGATCTAACCCATCAGAAATTAAATCTGATATTAATCTTGCGGTTCAAGATTGGGGAAAACAGACAGCAATCAATAACTTTAACTCAACATTTAGAGCAACTGATTTTGAGAAAGCAGTAACACTTGCTAATAAATGCGTTAATGATGTTTCTCTTCAAACAACGATTCTAAAATATCTAAACCCAACTCCTAATCAAACTAATACTTACTGTATTTCTACTGGATCTGATTTATATAACAGTGCTCCTAGTCAGGACGGCGGTGATGGAACTACTTGTAAGAAAGAACCAATTCTTCTTTCTGGAACTTTCAGAACTGCGGAAAGACCTGGTGTTGATCAACAATTTGAAGATGATGGTTTTGGTAATCTGAGATCCTTCTACAATACTGGTACTAGAAAGATCTATACAAACGATACTGCTGGTACAGTTAACTATGATACGGGTCAAGTCTGTTTTGGTCCTGTTAATGTAATTGGTTCGGGCACTAATGTCCCTCCCGATAGTGCTATTACAATCACCGATGTTTCTACTGGATTAGGTGGAGTTACGGATATAACACAAATACCTACTGACATCCAAATCCCTGTTGTATTTGTTCCTGCAAACACTGCAACTATTCCTGGTTCTACTCCAGGAACGATCATTAATATTATTACTCCAACAATTACAGTTGTGCCGATTGGAACAAGACCAGTTCCTACAATCCCTCTAAATAGTTTGACGCCAACGGAATTCAATCAAACCCCTACCACGATTGATATTCCTGACATCGATACCAACGGAAATATCAGTAACACTAGTTGCTTCTAAATTAAGAGATGAATATTAATAAGGTTTCTCAGTCTATCGCCAGTCAGACTCCCGACTTTATCGGGTCTGAATATCCCCTGTTTAATAAATTCATAGAATATTATTACAGGTCCCAAGAAAAAACAGGTCTTGGTCAAAATATAGTCAATAACTTCCTACAATATCTGGATATTGACAAACTTGACATTGGTATCCTGGACGGTTCAACTAAAGTTGTAGAAGAGATTACAGCAACTAGTGACACCATTGTTGTTGAGTCTGTTGATCAATTTTTAGACGCTAACGGTTCGATACTGATTGGCGACGAAGTAATTTACTACGAGAGTACGACTACTTCTCCAAACATTGCTCTGACTCCTGGTATCTCTTATGAACAGGTAAAACTTAAGTGGACTCCTCTTGCTCAGATCATTGATTCTTTTGATGGCACTACTCGTTCCTTCCCTTTAACATCTCAGGCCAATCCCATTGGACCTCCTACTGCACAACACATTATTGTTAGTCTTTATGGTGATGTTTTAATCCCTAACACGGATTATACTATTAGTGGAACAAATATTGTCTTCACAAATCCACCTAGGAGTAGAATTGCATCTGATGACAATTCATCTACCTATATTACCTTCCTGAGTGGTTTTATTGAAAATACTATCGTTGGTATCGATAATATTTCAAATTCGTTTGGTGAGGGTAAAACCGAATTTAAACTGACTAGAAATGGTGTAAAATATGAACCTATTGTTGATGAATACCTAGTTGCTGTTTATGATAATGAACTCTTAGTTCCTAAGGTTGATTATTTTTTAGATGGTGATATTTTTATCTTTAATACTGCTCCTCTAAACGGACGATTCTTATCTCTGTATTCTATTGAGGCACCTATCCCCTCATTCGGTAGTGGTGCAGTTGGTTATGCCCGTATCGACAATCTGGGTCAGTTAACTTCTATTTCGATCAATGAAAATGGAAGTGGTTATAGATTTCAGTATCCACCTAAAGTTAATATTAGTTCTGTCAAGTCTGGTGCTGGTGCAAATGCCACTGCATTGGTAAATGGTATCAAATCTTCCACTTTACTGTCTGGCGGTAAAGGTTATAGCGATACTAACCCTCCAACCGTAGTTATTGAAAACCCTACTGTTGCTGGATCTAAACTTGCCGAACTGAAAGCTACTGTTACTGATGGTACTATCACTGCAGTTAATATTGTTGATTCTGGTAGTGGTTATACTTTTACTCCTAGAGTAACGTTTAGACAACCTGGTGGTGCTATTCTTGGCGCACCAACTATCAGTAGTGGTTCTATTTCAGGAACAGTCACCGTTATTGACGGTGGTCAAGGATATACTACTGCACCTACAATTTACGTTGATGAACCTCTGGGTGATAATCCAATTAGAGCAAATATCCAGGCAGTTCTTACTAATGGTGTAATTACTGGCACTAATGTATTGAATGCTGGTCAAGGTTATACCTCTGTTCCTAGAGTTGCTGTTATTGATCCTACTGGTGCTCAAGTCCTCCAGACTCAAGTTGATGGTGATGGACGTGTTATCGGCATTGAAATTCTCAGTGGTGGCAATGGATTTGATGATGTCCCCTCTGTGTATATTGTTGATAATAGACCTAATGGTGGTATTGGAGCAACTGCAACAGCATCTATCTTTAATGGTAGAATTACCGATATCAATGTCACTAATTTTGGTAGTGGGTATAGTGCTGCAACACCTCCCTCAGTAGTCATTCAAGCACCACCTCAGGCAGAAGCATCTGTTGAGATTGGTTTGAATGAAATTACTGGATTCTCTATTAACAAGTCTGGTAAAGAATATTCTAAAGCACAGTTTATTGGTTGTGCCAGAGCAGCAAGTGGTGTCACTTCATATACTGAAAGTGGTAATGCTGTGTTCTCTAATGACACAATGGCAATGCCTGCTGCTGCATCTGCAAACGTAAAGTGTCTTGATGCTTTATTTGTCAAGAGACTTTTAGACAAATACACCGAACAATTCCTTCCTGATGTTCCTGAACTGGATTATAAGAAGATTGACGTTCGTACTGCAATTAAATCAGTAAAAGATTTCTATTCTTCTAAGGGTACATCCTTTAGTGTTGCATATCTGTTCAAACTTCTCTACGGGGAACAGATTAGCATCTCATATCCTAAGGACCAAATTATCAAGCCTTCTTCGGCAACTTGGTCTATTGATACGATTCTTCGTGCAACTTTAGTAAGTGGCGATCCTACAAATATTAAAGATGGTCTGCTGACTCAAGAAGCAGATATTGCAGATCCTAACATTAGAGCAGCAAGTGCTCTGGTTGAAAATTATATCTCTATTAAAACTTCTGAAGTTGAGATCTTTGAACTTGTCTTATCTGAAGAGACCATTGTAGGTTCATTCACAGTTCCATATAAGACTAAGTTGGCAGAACCTCTTGGTATAGAAGATAATGTCATTACAGTTGACTCTACGATCGGTTGGCCAGAAAGAAACGGTGAATTTGTCATTGGTTCTAGCGAAGTAGTACAATATAAGGAAAAATCTCTTAACCAGTTTATCGAATGTACTCGCTCTGTTAACAATATTGTTGAAGATTGGGATTCTGCTACTCCTGTAGCATCTAATTTTACAGTATTCATTAATAGAGGAACGGCTCAGGAAGTAGTTCTGAATGTTGTTGGTATTGTTGATGCTCAGCAAACTACCCTTACTGATACTGGATCTTATTATCTTTCTGGTGATAAACTTACTGTATCTAAACTTGGTGGTACATCTACCAAACCAGAACTCAGAACTTGGTTGTACAACGTTAAGAAACTGATTGAAGTCAGTTCTGTAACTTTTGGTGGTATTAATAATCGGTTTGCAACAATTACCTGCTCTAATGCACATGGTCTTTTAGTTGGTGATCAGGTTACCGTTTATGGTGCAAACCCAATCATTTACAACGGATCATTCTTCGTTACTTCTAGGGACAGTGAAACTATATTCCAGTATCAACTTCCTCAACCCGCTACTGTTATTCCTCAGGGCAATATCTTAGTATCAGTTGACTTGAACAAAGGTAAGTCTGATAATATTGCGGTTCTTAATTCTATTGGACCTTACACAACTAACGTACAAAACTCGTTCTTTAACGACGACTCCGTTTATGTTGCATCTACTGGTATTCCCAACTATGCAATTGGTCCCTTCCCTGGATCTGCACTATTACCTGGTAACCAGCGTAAGTTAAACAGATTCCCACTGAATCCTCTAACAATTTCTACCAAAAGTAGTATTTCTCCTGGACCTGTTGGTACATGGGTTAATGGCGTATCTATTTGGTCTTATAAGTCGGATATTGCAAAAACCTTTGGTCCTGTAACATCTATTGGTATTACTGATGCAGGTTCTGACTATGACGCTGCGTCCCCTCCAACCATTACCATTTCTGGTGGTGGCGGTACTGGAGCAACTGCTAGTGTTGTAGTTGATGGGTCTATCACGTCGATCACAGTCGATGCATCTGGATCTAACTATACTTCATCCCCACTAGTCTCTATCGTCGGTGGAGGCGGTTCTGGTGCCGCTGCAACGGCAATTATCACTAAGGGTGTTGTTTCTAGAATTCTTATGAATTCTGGTGGTACAGGATATACCTCACAACCATCAATCACTATTGTTGGTGGTGGTGGTACTGGAGCAACTGCGACAGCATCTGTTCGTGGTCCTATCAAATCTATTGGAGTTGATGAGGGTGGTGCATCTTATACCTCTCAACCCGATGTCTCTTTGAGTTCTGGTTCTGGTGCTGTTGCTCAAGCAATTGTTAGTAACGGAAGAATCATTTCTATTGCTATCATCTCTGCAGGTAGTGGATATACTACTGCTCCTGAGGTCACTATTCAAGGTGATGGTTTTGGTGCTCTTGCGCGTGCAACCATTGATACTGATGGTGAAAATGCTGGTAGAGTAACTGCTATTGAAATCCTTAACAGAGGTATTAACTATGTTCAGGGTACAACTATTATTAACCTGACATCTGTCGGTAATAATGCAACCTTTAGTTCCAATGTATTCCAATGGACATACAACTTAGAACAAACTACTACATTTGATGCTGCAAAAGGTGCGGTCTTTGCTGGATTTAATAACCAGTATGGTGGTGAGTATGCACACCTTGCTAATCCTCAGAAACTAAGATATATCCTGGGTGATAACCTGTTTGTCAATACTAACGGCGAAACCCTTGAGCAAGAAGATCAGTTAACACACTCTCCTATTATTGGTTGGGCATTTGATGGTAATCCCATCTATGGTCCTTATGGATATACCGATCCTACGGATCAGGCATCAGCAATCAGCAGACTTGATACTTCATATCGTCTTAAGACAAATCTTGTTTATAATGAAACTACAAATCCATATCCTGTTAGAACTGCTGGTCCTCTCTTAACAGAAGAGACTGCAGGTAAGTTTATTGAAGACTATGAGTATGTCTTTGGTTTAGGTGATCTAGATCAATACAATGGTCGCTTCTGTAAGACCCCTAATTTCCCAGAAGGTGTATATTGCTATTTTGTTACTATTGACACTACCGAGAATGGTAATGCACTATTCCCTTATGTTACTGGTCCAGATTTCAACTCAGTTGTTGATTCTTGGAATCTTAATAAGGATGCTGTACAACAGAATATTCCTACAGGTGTTGTCCGCTACAGAGATCCTTATGAGAACGTTGATATTGACGTTGAGAGGGCACCGAATGCCTCTACAAACGCTCTAACCACCGAGGGTGGTGAAATCCTACTCTTTGATATAGAAGACGAGAATAGAGACGGTATTATTGATGCTGCAGAAACTGCAGATCCTGATCAATTATTTGAAGAGTCTCCTTTACAACTCTTTGATTATTTCCCTTCAGTAAGATTCGATTCTAAAGTTGATATTGAAGTTGAAACGATTACTAAGTTTGAAGATGCAGCAGTAACAGGATTCACTGTTGAAAATCCTGGTAAGAGTTATCAAGTTAATGATATCTTAACCTTTGATAATAGTGGTACTGAGGGTATTGGCGTATCTGCTCGTGTTTCTAGGATTACTGGTGAGACTATCCAATCTTATGGATTTGAGACTGTAAATGATAAGAATTACGGTGTTGTTCAAACCACCGTCCCCCATAACATTACTGCAGGAGATACTGTTTTCGTTGATTATAGTCCTGTCATGGACAACACGAACAAGCAGTTTATTGTCCGTCAGTTAAAAGGTATTGAAGAACTTGTAATTGAGCAAAGTGGATCTGGATATGATGATCAGATTCCTCCTACAATTATTATTGATGGCGATGGCGAATCTGCATCATTAGAGGCAGTAGTTACAACTGTTGGATCTATTGACAATGTTAACATTATCAATTCTGGTTCTGGATATACTAAGAACCCTAGAGTTATTCTGAGTCATCCTCAAGTATTCAAGAAAGCGGATTATTACGTTTCTACTATTGCAAATCAAAATTATGTCAAAGTTAATGATGCAATCGTAAATGGTGATAAAGAACTTTTTGTTTGTGGTAAAACCTTAGATAATAACAGTAACGAAGTAGCATTTATTGCTAAATTCTCTGCTCTTGGAGTAAAAGAGTGGGAGAACTCTTTAGAGAGTCAAACAGGTCAAACTTATACCGAATTCCTCAAATTAGACGTTAGTGGCAATAATATTTGGGTAGTTGGTGAAAACAAACCAAATGCAACCATTCTTGCTGCATATAACCCAGATATCATTCTTGCAAAATACACTCAGGCTGATGATGGTCTTAGTGCTACGTTGAATTTCCAAAAGGGTTATGCTGGTATCTCTGGTTCTACTCGTGCAGATAAAGTAACAGCAATTAAGAGATATTCTGATACTCGTTATATCATTGGTGGTTATACAAATACCAACTCAGCAAATCCATATGATGCATTCATCGCATCTATTGATTCAACTGGTAATTTTGCTGCAAAGAGAAAAATTTCGACTTCTTCTAAGTCGGAAAAACTTCTTGATCTGATTGTTCTTGATGATGCAGTTTATTTCGTCTTAGAAACTGCTGATAGTGATAGTGCTACTGATATCAAACTATCTTTCGGTAAGGCACAGATCGGAACTAGTGCAATTACGATTGATTGGATCAAGGAAATCAATAACTCCTTGTATTCCTTCCTGAATGTAAGTTTAGTCTCTGATGAATTTAATGAGTGTTATATTAATGCAACACTAAGACTCAAGTCGGACAATACTACTAAAGATAGTTTCTGGGTTGGTAAATTTGATACCACTGGAGAGGTTCTTTGGAATTACAGATATGTTGCTCCTGCAGGTGAGTCTGTTGAAGTTGCACAGAAGGGTGTTATCGACATCTTTGGTGATTTGAACGTAGCATTCACTAGAACTAATAACACTACCTTATATAAAACTGTAGATACTGTTAAAATTGGTTATGATGGTAAAATAAAGTCTCATACTAATAATGAATTCAATAAGAATAATATTGAAGGTATTTCAGTACATGCTTTAACTGTTGATAACTCTGGTGATGTTTATGCCTTAGGTCAAACCTCTTGGAACAGAAATGAGTTCATCCTTGAGTTTACTTCAGGTGCAACTACCGATACTTGCGACCATTACACTCCAACATACACAGGAACTGCTGGTGCAATTCAATATCTTGCTAATGCAGCATATCTACCTGGATATCAAACTGCATCACCATCTTCTTGGGAAAATGCAAATATCACAATTCCTGCAGCACAGTTAGGAACTAAACTTAATGATGATTGGACCTGTGAATTCATGGTCTATAAGAATGGATCTGAATATAACGACTTTAGTCAAACTCAGGTCACTTTGATGGCAATTGGTGATGCTACCGTCTCTACTGGTGGTCTGTGGTTGTATTATGATCTTTCTAGTGGCAAACTTGAATTAGTTGTTACTAACAACACCACTTCTATCAACTCTGCAGGTAGTGCATTACAATCTGTATCAACAACGATGTATGCAGATAATAACTGGCAGTTTGTTGGATTAACAAAAAGTGGCAATACCTTCACTGGTTATGTAAATGGTATTCAGGTATTCACTGGAACTATCGCAGACACTAGTCTCGGTAATAAGGATATGTTCTTTGGTAATATTCCTGGCAGAAACACTACATTGGGTGATTTCCGTTCTAATGAACAGTTCCAGGGATATTTCGATAATATTAGACTTAGAAACAGATTAGTTACTCCTACAGTTCCTTCTGAGGTTTCTGCTCTACCTACTTCAGGTGGATATGGTCTTGCTTTCAGTTGGGTTGATACTGCTTGGTTCACAACTAATATGAATCGTTATGATTACATCGATTATATTGGTTGGGCTCTTAAGACTGATAAGAACTCGGATTCTGCAAGAATTGGCGATCAGGGTGTTAAGACTAATACTGGAGTTGGTTTTGCTAGAACTACAGTTACCCCAGTCACTGGATCCACTCTCACTGTAACTAATGTTGGACTTGCTCTGGGTGATGCTGGATTGCAAACTCTAGATTTTGATGATGCAACTATCACTCTTGCTCAGGATACAGAAGCATTAACTTATGCTGTAGATGACTGGAGTTCTAGAACATCCACAGTACCTTCACCTGGATCTCAAAAACTGAAAGTTACTGCGGTTGTCAGAAACAGATACTATATTAAGGTTACTAACACTGTCAAAATTGATAATGTTCAGGAACTTACTATCAATCAACCGTTTGCTTTTACTGTTGGTTCAAAACTTCGTTTGAATAGTGATTCAGGATCCTTTATCAACAGTGGTTATATCTTAAGAATTGACAGAACTAATAATAAAGTGTATGTTGCTGTTAATAATAATGCCTGGTCAGATGATCTGAACACTGGTAATCTGCTTACTGAACAGTTTGCAGAGCAAAGCACTTATGGTATTACTGGTCCTGTTCCTCAGGATGTGAATATTATTACTGATTATATCTTTGAGAAAATCGATAATACCACACCTGGTACGTTTGATATTGATCTAGACAAGTATAATTTAGATAATACCTATAACGCAGGCGGTGGTCAGAATCTGGACTCCTTTGCTAAGTTCAAACCTTTCAATACTGATTTTTACGGTGTTAAGATTGAAGAGGTTTCTGGATCATCAACCTTTATTGTTGGATCTGTTGTTAATATCTCAGCTTCTGATATATCATTCAATGCAGCATATACTACTGCTCAGATTACAAATCTTACAGGTGTTCTAAAAATCACCCTAGTTGCTACTCTAGACAAGACTTTGCAATGCACTGCAGTTGCTAATACTGATGAAGTTTATGTAATTACTAACGATAAGCATTATCTGTCAGTTGGTGAGAACATTAGTGTAGATGGTAATCCATCTCAAGAATCAGGTGGTGTCACATATGACGAATATGACGGTTCATTCATTGTTGATAGTGTAGTAAGTTCTAAAGAGTTTACTTATAAACTATCTGCTGCAGCAATCACTGCACCTGCAGTATCAGCAGGTTCCGTTAGTGTATTTGGTAAGTCTCCCGTCTTGAAGATGTACTATGGTCACCAGTATCTGTTTGACCTCAGTCACTCTTCTATGGCTGGTGCTAACCTGTCGTTCTCCAAAGATAATCTGTTTAAACTGGAGTATTCTTTCAACTCTATCGAAAGAATTGGAACACCTGGTTTGACTGGAGAAGGACAACCTACTCCTACTGTAAAATTAAAAGTTGGAAGAGGTACGGTAACTAATATCTCTTACTACTTCGATCCTTCTAGAACTGGTAGTGAATCTCCTATTGCAGATGGTAGTTATCTTGATATTGTTGATTCCCCTTATTTGGGAACCTTTACTATCACAGATACTTCTGGTGGTACAATCACTACTGGCGATACCATTTATAAATTCTTACTTCCTGATGAACCTGAAGGTGTTGCAACAGTTTCTCAATCATCTTATAGCACCAGTTCGACAAAAGCAGTTGGACCTATTTCAGATATTAGAATCGTCAATGCTGGCGGTTTCTACTCCAGACTTCCTATTGTAACGGGCATTCAATCTTCTCGTAAAATTGAAAGAGTTGCTATCAACGAACCTGGTACTGAATACACTGTTGGTACTTACAATGCTGTTCCTATCGGTGGAGATGGTGAAGGTGGTTTAGTCTCTATTACTGTCGCAGATGGAACAGATGACGAGGGTGTTTCAATTCCTGGTCAGGTACAAGAAGTTGTCGTTACTTCTCCTGGTAAAGGATATACAACAGCAACAATTGATCTTGAAGCAATTGAGGGCATTCTTGGTGCTGGATTGACTGGATCTGGTGCTGAATTGGAAGTTGTTATTCCACCTTTCGGCGTAGGTGCTTCTATCTTCACCAAAGGCGATAAAGTTGGTAAGATTAAGAAACTTAAGAACAACAACTTTGGTTATGATTATCCTCATGACTATACACTCCGTCCTGAGATCACATTCCCGATCAACGCACAATTAACATCTACTAGTATTCTTGACAGTATTACTGTTACTAATCCTGGTTCTGGTTATTCACAAGCACCTGCTGTTGTTATCACAGGTGGTGGTGGTACTGGCGCTATTGCTGAAGCATCAATTAGAAACGGTCGTATTGATCAGATCTTAGTGAAAGATCCTGGTGCAGGATATTCTTCTGAACCAACTGTTTCTTTGAAGTCTTCTTTCAACTATGTTGTTAACCTTGACTTGGGTCTTCTACAGTTTGCTTTCCCTCACGGAATTGTAAATGGATCGGAAGTTACTCTTAGTGTAACTGATACTGGAGATGGTGCTGATTTCCCTCTGGCAGCAGGTGCTTTGGGTAGATTGAATTCTACTACAACTTATTTTGCAATCACAGGTTCTGCAAACTCTCTAGAAGATGATCAGTTAAAACTTGCAATTACTGCTGCTAACGCAGAACTTGGTGATTCAATCAGTTATGCTAACACTGGTGTTGGCAGACAATCATTACTAACCGAATCTTTTGGTGCTGCTGCATCTGCAAACGTTATCACTTCTACTTTCCTTGAAGGTGAGTTGGTTTATCAAGGTGATACACTTGAGACTGCAACTGCGACTGGTTATGTCTCTACTAACAGTGGTTGGCAGGTTGGTCCTAGAGTTCTTAAGATTGTTGATTACACTGGTGATTTCGCAAGCAATCAAAGAGTAACTGGTGTAATTTCTAAATCTTCTGGTATCATCAGCGATCTTAAGATTGCAAAGGGTGTTCTAGAGATTGGTTCTATCACTAAGACCACAGGTCAGTTTATTGATGACGTTGGTAAGCCTTCGGAAATCATTCAGAAGATCCAAGACTCTTACTATTATCAGGACTTCTCTTACGCTGTTAAGTCTTCTGTTTCTATCGATGACTGGAAGGACATCTTAATCAAGAACGTTCATCCTGCTTCGTTCAAAGTATTTGGTGAGTTGAATCTGAATGAGTATGGTTCAATTCCCAACAAGATCACTGACTTCCAGTTAACTAAGTCTGTTGAACTTGCAAGAGAGTCCATTGTTCCTAACATTCAAAGTTTCTCTCTGGTTGAACCTGTATATTCTGAGTTTAACAATACTGAGGTTCTTTTCCGTCAGAAGAGACTAACTTCCTCTGAGAATATTTTGACCTCTGTTGTACAGCGTATTGATAATATCTCAAACTTGTTTGATGGCGAAAGAATTTCGTTCCCTCTGACGGTTTCTGGTAACAACGTTGTTGCTAACTCCAATCAGTTGATGATCGTCTTGAATGGTGTTGCTCAAACTCCTAACACATCATTTGAGGTTCAAGGTGATTCGATTGTATTCAGCGAACCCCCTTCACCTCCTGCAAGTGTCAAGTATGTCAATGTAACTATTGATCAAATTAATAATGTTAGTTTTGCATTCACTAATCAAAGTGGTATCTTCCCTTATGTGGGTGACACTCTGATTGGGGTATCTTCTACAGCAAGATTAACTGTAACTAAAGTCCTTGGTGATGTCATTCAAGGTTATGTAACTGAAGGAACGTTTATTATTGGAGAACTTTGCACAGTTGGTGCAACTGGATTCTCTGCTAACTTGGCAACTAATACTGCAATCACTAACATTGGATTGTTCGCTTTTGGTGAGACGGTTACTAATCTCCAAGGTGATACTGCTAAAGTTGAGCAAATCAACCTGCAAAGCGGTCAAGAAACACCTCTTGCTAAATTACGTTATACCATTGGTGCAGCAACTGCTAGTGTCGAAGTTGTAGCAATTGCTGATGTAGATGCACCTGTCCCTGCAGGCACATTTACCCAAGGTCAAAAGTATCAGTTCGGATCTGAAATCTTTACTGTTAATACTATCACTGATGGATCAGATTCCACAACTCTGGGTCTGACTAGAGGCGAGGATGGTACTCAAGCAGTAGCACAACAGGAAGACATTCCTATCTACGGAACTCAAATTTCTGTCACTGATGCTCTTACTCTGAGTAAGACTGCTGGTACATACAAATCAACACCTGGTCTATACGATATCGAACTCAATGATGTCATTATTGGGGCATCTTCAGGTGTTGTTGCTCGAATTACCTCTACATCAGCATATCAAGATCCCGTAACTCAAGAGTTCATTGGACAGGTTAATATCTCTGAGGGTTCTTCCTTCTTCGGTCTTCTGTTCAACAGAATTACATCTCAGACTTATCCAAATATTGTCTTGGATGATATTTCCAAATCAACTGTAAGTATTGTTGATTTCACTGATAATGCTACTGCATTCGATATTCGCTTCCCATCAAATGAACTGATTAACAACTTTGTCATTCCTTATGACACTGCATCAGGTGCTTTACAGCAAGACGAATATATTCGCAACTACAAATTAGAGTATGGTAGTTCTAGTGCTGACTTCTTTGCAAATGAAGGTGGTAAGACTAGAAAGTTAACTTTCACTGATAGTGTAGGTAGTGGATTCTTTAACGCTGGTCAAGTAATCAGAACCGCTGATACAAAGGCAGAGGTTATTGGTTATAATCAGGCAAGAAGAACTCTTTATCTTGGTAAGATTGGTAGAACTCAATCTACAGGTCAAGACTATCATTCAGCAACCTTTACTGCTGGAGCTTCTCTCAATACTTACAATGAGAGATATGGAACGGCATGTTTATCACTTTCTCGTGGTACTGCTCCTCATACTTTTGTTAGTGGTGTTACTAATGCAATCACTGCATCTGTTGGTGCAAGTGGGACATTCACTGCTGCAACAGGAACAACTTATGAACCTCTTTCTGGACTCTTAGTCCTTGAGATTGGAACTCACTCCTTGACCACCAGCAATAAAGTAACTATTGCCGATAATGGTGTCGTATTCACTTGTGCTTCAGATAATAACACCAATAACTATGCATATCCTCGTTCTGGTGATCCTGCATCTGGTCAAGCACTTACAATCACAGGAACCACTTCAACCACAATTACGGTTAACGTTGGAGCAGTTCCTGTTGATGAGTATATTAGTTATGCCACCTCTACCGAATTTGGTTTTGGAACAGGTGCATTTACGGTCGAACTTTGGGTTAATCCTATTTCTGTTTCTGCAGGAAGCAAGTCACTCTTTGACTTTAGAACAGCAGCAACCGAACTGTCACCCTATCTGTATCTTGATGGTGCAAACCTAAAATACTACAATAATGGTAGTGTTACAATCACTGGTACAACAAACTTAGTTGCTGGAACTTGGTATCATGTTGCCATCAGCAGAAGCGGTAGTACAACTAAAATGTTCCTCAATGGAACACAAGAGGGTGGTGATTACAGTGACGCTAGTGATTATGGATCCACAAAACCAATTAGAATTGGTGCTGCTTATGACGCCACTGCAGTATTGCCTGGTTATGTCGATGAGTTCCGTGTTTCCAATAATGCTCGTTACACTGGTACATTCACTGCACCTGCAGGTATCTTCCAAGGTGATGCTAATACAAAACTACTTCTCCATATGGATGGTGAAGATGGTCAAACTTATGTTGATGATTGGTCTGGCACCGAAGGATTTACTAAGGGTGAAGACTTCAATAACGGTGCAATTCTTGCAACATCTAGACTTACAGGAGCACCTGCTGGATTCGCTGGTAGGTCTCAAAGATACTATGATGCTGCGAACCTGATTGAACTCAACAAAGATTATATTGCTAAGGAAACAGTCTATCTATTGACTCAGCAATATCCATCATTGACAATTCCTGGTGGTAATGTCAATTGTGAAGATGATATTCGCGATATCTTATCTGCGATTATCGAAGATCTTCGCAATGGTTCTAATAGTCATCTATGGGATGCTGCAGCATTGTATGTCGATAGAACAACTGTTCCTATCACTATCAGTCATGTTGATACTGAGATTACTGAAACCTTATGGGCATATGAAAAAGTTGATGATATTCTCCAGTACATCATTAATAATACTCTTTGGACAACTGCTGGTTCTCATGGATTGACGCAGAGAACTGATACTACAATTACAGATTCTTCTACGTCATCTCTGACTAAATTTACACCTGTTGCACCAACAACATATGCTGAGGATACAGGTCTGCTGACTCTATCCATTGGATCTCATTCACTAACAACAGCATCAAGAGTTTCTCTAGCAAGAGAATCAATTATATTCACTTGTGCTGATGATGGTAATGATCGTCAAATCGCTTATCCTGATCCTGGTAATGCAACTGCATATGATCAAGTTCTAGCAGTAGAAGCAGTCACTGCAACAACAATCACTGTTAATGTTGGAGCATCTCCTGCTGGTCAGCAATATGCACACACATTCGTAAGTGCTGCAGCAAATGCAGTCACTGAACTGGATTACACGACAGGAGATTGTGCAGATGTTTATAGCACAATCGGTAACCTGATTGACATCCTTACTGATACGCTCACCAATGCAAATCTGAGTTCTCCTGTCGATCATTTAGCAAGTGTAACTAAGGTTGCTCCAGTATTTGAATTCCAGGGTGGTACAGTTAATGCATACCTAGAAACCGACTTTACAGTTAACTATCAAGACACTGTAAATGATCTGATTTATACCAATCAAATTGATGGTGACGGTCAGTATAGATTTAGAGATGCCGCTGGATTGATTCGTGCTAACCGCACACCTATCGTAGATAAAGCAGCAGCAGATATGATCACAAGATATCCTGATCTCGCTCAGGATATGCCTAGAAACCAAAGTGGTGGTAGTACTGATGGTACTATTCGTTGTAAAACTGACCTAGGACAAATTCTAGACGCAGTTGCTAATGATATTGAAAATGGTGGTAATAGAAATACCGTCACTGCTGGTAACTTCTATGTCGGTGCTAGTGGAGAACTACAGCACATCAGACTACAAGCATTCCAGTCAATCTATGCACATGATCGCTTAGGTTACTATGCTAAGCAAGCAATTACTGGTGATCTGGATGAAACTAACACTGAATCTATCATTGTTGGTGATTGGGGTATTACAAATGATGGTGGTAATTGTGCTAACGTGCAATCCGCTATCGATACTCTGATTACAACAATCAATGATATTGTCGCTCCTACAGATGAAGATTTCAATATTGCTGCTGATAGAATCTATTTCAACAGAAATTACATTGCTGAAGAAATTACTTCACTCACCACTCAAGAATTTACTTATGATCTGAATGGTGTGAATTACAGCGCACTGACGTTCCCTGGTTCTAATGGTGCTGTAACTTGCCAAAGAGATCTTAAACTGATTCTCTTAAGCATAATCTCCGATCTTCAAACGGGTGGTACTAATAGCACTATTCAAGCAATTGAATTGTATCTGAATGCAAACCTCACTATCAATCATATTGAGAATGAGTTACTTGCTACCATTTACTCTATTGAATTACTCAAGACATTTGCTGAGAGAGCAGTACAGAATCTTCTGTATGATCAATTTGCTGCTGTAACTGGTAATCAGTATGCGGCACAATTCACATCACAGACCGCATACCGTGATGCTCTGTCACCCACAGCAATTAATAATGTTATCTACAGAATCAGAGATCTAGTTGATACCTCTGTTTCTATCCTTGCCCCTGGTAAAGATGAAGCAAGAAGTGCTGCTAAGAATCTTCTGTATAACAAGAATTACTATAAGGAAGAGATTTCTACACAGGCAATCGCACAGTTTGGTAGTGGATCATGGTCTTATGACACCTTCGTTGAAGGTCTTGTTGATGACATCGTACATGATTTGATCACTACTGATGTTGATACCAGTGTAACTGCATATACGATTACTCTCAGCGCTTCTACTGGTGCTTTCGTGGTCGGTGAAACTGTTACATCTAGCGGTGGTGGAACTGCAACTGTTCTTGACTGGGATACTGATACCGATACTTTATATGTCGGTGCATTTACTGGCACTGCATGGGCAGCAGCAGATACTCTGACTGCTCCTTCTACTGCAACAGGAACTATCGCTACTAGTGGCGTAAGTTCTGTGTATGATTGGTATTCTTCTCCAGCAAACGTTAAGATTCTTGCTAAGGCAAGAACACTTACATCTAATATCTCAGGTCAAGTTTCTGGTACTAACCTCTTCACTAATCCTGAGGCATTTGCTGCTAACTGGCAGTTGAATGATCTTGGTGGTGTTGATTCTCTTCTGATTACAGATGATAGCATTGCTGCTCCTGACGCTACAGTTACTGCAGAGAAATTCTTCGCAGCAAACTCAAATGGTGGTGTTCATGACACGTTCAGAGATTACAGTCTGACTGCATTTGAAACGTTCGACTCAGGTGCAGTTAAATTTGACACTGATGGTGAAACTTTCGACACGGGTGCGGTTGGAATTGATGCTACTCAGACATTTACATTCTCAGTATTCTTCAAGTCTGCTGGATCTAATTCCCTCAGATATAAGATTACTCTTGATCCTGGAACTGCTTCTGAGCAGAACATCTTCTTCGATCTCAATCTCAACGCTGGAACCACAGGATCTCTGTTTATCCCTCAGGGTGGTATGACAGGCGATGCATTTGGTGCTGTTCCTTATGGTGATGGTTGGTACAGAGCATACATCACGACAACCTTCGGATTTGGTTTCTCTACACTCAGAGGATCAGTCATTGTTAACTCTGCTACTGGTGCAACTAGTTGGACTGGTGATGGAAGCGTTGGTGCATACTTATGGGGTGCTAAACTCAATAAGGGTCCTCTTGATCCATACACTGCAGTCAGTGGAGAAATCTTCTACGCTGATACTGAGTACAACATCAAAAATTATGCAATCGATCTCTTAGAAGGATTTATGGGTCAGGCACTGGATGACACCTTGACTTCTCCTTCTACCTCTGCTGGATTCTATAAATTCTATGATTCTACAGCAGCGTCTGATTACAATAAGGCAACTATTCAAAGATCTATTCGTTATGCACTGAATATTATTCGTCAGCAATTAACCGTTGATAGTTACTACACAACTCTTGTTCAGGTCAATGGTATTTCCTTGGTCGCTAAGACATATGGAACTAGAGATATTCCTGTTGGAATTTCTGGTGGTCTGCAAGGTTCTGATTATATTTACGGTCTTAACAGTGACTCTTACGCTGAATTGGAAGGAATTACTGTCAATGAAGCACAGATCGTTCAAGTCTATAAGAGATTTAGAATTGATGGTACTATCACCGATGGTCCTTTTACAATGGGTGAGGTTGTTGCCAAACAAGGCGCACCTTCCATCACTGGAGTTGTCTATGGATTCTTTGAAGATGCAAATTATAAGTATCTAGATGTTCGTGTTACCGCTGGTCCTTGGGCAGTTACAGATACTCTCGTAGGTGCAACAAACTCAACAACTGCACAAATTAGTGCAGAAGAAGATAGACTGCATGTAATTGATCTGAGAGGCGACTTTGCCAACAATATTCCATTCAAGGGATATACCAGTGGCAATTCTGCACTACCTACAGGATTCCTTAAGACACAAGCTGCTGTAACCAGCAATTCTGGTGGTACTCTGACAGTAGATACTGAAAGTTTAATTGGCAGTTTTGAAAAGACTTCTGTGGTTTATCCTGAGTCCTCTAGACAATATCTGGATGTTTCACAATATGCTGGTCTCGATGTTCAGGTTGGTCAACGAATTGCATCTGAGGGATATATCAGACTTGGAATTGGTATTGTTAGTGGATTGAATACATTCGTAGAAGGTAATAGACTTTACAAGGTTGTTAACGGCAATCAAGATACTGCTAACTACGCTATTATTACTGAAGTTGATCTTGATAACAACTATCTCTATGTTAGTCAGGTTGTAGGCACATTTACTAACGGTGATTTAGTTGGTGATTATGGTGTTGGTAACAACTTCCCTGTTGGTTACGCATCGATTAGCACTAAGGTTACAACTGCTGGCGCTGCTGCTGCTCTTGTACAGGATATTCGTCCAGTGGGTCTTAACAGAAGAATCTACCTGAGTGATATTCGTGGAGCATTCGATCTTAAAGATTCTATCAAAGGTCTTGATGGATATCGTGCAGCAGTTATTGATAAGGTTGATTTGAAGGCAAGAACAAAACGTGCTTTCAAAGGATTTGATGGTACTCAAACCAACTTTAAACTTACTACTGATAATGGCGTACAGTATCTTCCTGATCCTGCAGGTCATCTATTAACCTTTATCAATGGTGTTCTACAACCTCCTGGTGCAACGAATGCATTCACAGCATTCTCGGATGAAATTCAATTCACCGAAGCACCTGATCCTGGTGCATCCTTCACTGGATTCTATGTTGGTAAGTTGAGACAGTTGGATGATATCTCGTTTGAGTTTGATTCCTTACGTCAGTCTTTCAACCTCAAGCGTAATGATGTATTCTATTCACTGACATTGACTGATGGTGTTCAATCGAGCGTTATTAGACCTGAAAACAATATCATTGTTTCCATTAACGGTGTTCTCCAAGAACCTGGTGTTGGTTTTGAAATTGTTGGTTCTAGAATTATCTTCTCAGAAATCCCTCGTGTTGGATCGACCTTTGTCGCATTCTCCTACGTTGGTTCTGAAGCAGACGTTGAAGCAGCATCTGTCGTTCCTCCAATTGAATCGGGTGACTTCATCCAAATTCAAGGTGAGACAACTGACAGAGAAGTTGCTCTGATTGAATCTTCAAACTCCCTAATCACATTTGATTATCTGGGATCTGTCTTTGGACAAGATGGGCAAGCGTCCGCTGTTCTGACAAGTGGATTCATTGACAGGGTGCAGGTTACTGCTGGCGGTTCTAACTATACATCTAGACCTACTGTGAGACTTGACTCTATTTCTGGATTCGATGGTCAAGTACGCGCACTGGTAGGTGTTGCAGGTGTTGAAATGAGTAGTTCGGGTTCTGGTTATCAAAACCCAGAAATCATTATCGAGACATCTGTTCCCGATGATTGGACTGCACCAGATCTTTCCCTATATGGTGAAGAGGTTATCGATCCAGAGATCCTATAAATAACTAAAAATTCCTACGAGTAATGGCTAAACAAACACTCGGTCTTGGAACCACTGCCAACGATAACACAGGTGATACTCTGCGAATCGGTGGTGACAAGATCAATGATAACTTCAATGAAGTATATGCTGCATTAGGAAATGGCACTAACTTAACGGTTAGTGTTACCAATCCTGCTGTAGGGCAAGTCTTAAGGTATAACGGAACGACGTTTTTACCTTCTGACTTTACAAACCTTACTGCCAACTTAGATGTTAATGGTAGCAATATCGTTTCTTCTTCCAACGGAAATATCGCCATTACTCCTAATGGAACTGGAAACGTTACTGTTAGTAACGGTAGTATTGTTAATACATTTAACGGTTCTACAGGTGTTGTAGATTTTCCTACAAAAGTTCAATATAAAAATGAATATAGTGCTTTAGGTAATGCTCCTGCAGCAGCAAGTTATGCTGGGTATTTCTTCACAGTTGATGGTGATGATAACCCATATGTTAACATTAATATCACCGCAGGTGGTGCTGGTGATGTACAAGCAAAATTAATTACTCAGTATTCCAGTATTGATCTTCTCGTAGATGTAGATACTACAACTGCAGCACCAACTACCGATCAAGTTCTTGCTTGGAACGGCACTAATTGGATTCCTGCAGATCAGACAGGTGGAGGCGGTGGTGGAGCAGATCAAAATCTGTTTGCTACATTCTCTGGTGATACTGGTAGTACTACAGCAAATACTACTACTGATAGTCTCACAGTTACTGGTGGTACAAACATTGCAACTGCTGTAGTTGGTGACGTTCTAACAATTAATTTTGATGGAACTATTCCTACAACTTTAGCTGCTCTGACAGATACCAATGTAACTGGTATCACTCAAGGTGATTCGTTGTTCTACAACGGAACTCAGTGGGCAGTTGTTAAGAGTCCTATTACTTGGTGGGAACTCAACTCTAATGGATCAAACCATTACACATTTAGTGGTCCTGGTTTCCCAACAACACAAGATGATCCCACAATCTATGTTCATAGAGGGTTCACTTACGCATTTGATAACTCTGTTAATGGTGGAGCACACCCATTCAGAATTCAATCAACTCAAGGTTTAAGTGGAAGCGCATACACCACGGGTCAAACTGGTAGTGGAACTAGCGTTCTTTACTGGAATGTTCCTATGGATGCTCCTAACACACTTTATTATCAATGCACTATTCATTCTTTAATGAATGGTACTATTAACGTTGTAAATTGATAAATGGCAAGAACTGTTCCTGGATCTGGTGCCGTCATCGAACCAATCTTTGACGAGATTTTCGGTGTTCGCGCAGTAAGAGTAAAAAGTGGTGGTAGTGGGTATAGTCCTTCGGATCCGCCAAGACTAACTATTGATGGGTGTGGCACACCCGATCAAGAAGCATTGTTATATCCAATCATCGATGATGATTCGGGTAGGATTATTCACGTCCGTGTTCTTGAAAGAGGTCGTGGGTATGATCCTCTAAGACTTCAAATTATTCCAGAACAGGAAACACCGAACGTTATAACTTCGTTCGATATTAATAAAATCTGGCAAACACATCCTAACTCTCCAACTAGTGGTGTGTTTAGTGGTGTTACTGATAGATTGACAATTCAATCTGATAATCATCCTAAACCAACCTGGACTGAAGCAGAAGCAGCACCTGGAGGTGGTTCGCTTGTAGATAGATCGTTTGATCAAACATTTGTATATCGTGGTGGTAAGGATGTTCCTAATCCTGGAGAGCGAGAAGAGCAGAAAGATAAAGTAATTGGTATTTTAGCGAACGGTGGTTTACTTCATACTCCAGAATGGGGTACTGATGGTGGAACACCTGCTGGGTTCTCTATTGATACGGTAAAATATGATTATGTTAAGAGCACTGATGTATATGATTCAATAACTGAGAATAATGTTCGTTATTATCAAACCAATAAGGTAATTAATGAATTTGATTTAGATAACGGTGTATTTGATTGGGGTAATTTTGAACAATATACTTGGAATGTAAAAGTTGAGTATGGAAACATCATGCTCACAGTCTCCAATGTTGATGAAACATTAGGCGCTGTTGAAGTTGGTCGTATTGTTGATGAAGTTGGTGGTATTGCTAAAGGAGAAATTGCAAAAGTCTCTAGAGATAATTTAAACAATATCACTAGAATTTATCTCAGAAGTGTATCTACTGGAGCAACTTTTTCTAATGGTGATGTTTGTTTAGGATCTAATGGATTTTCATTCACTGTCTCAGATGACCCTAGATCTTTAAATGTATATTATATTGATTTTGGGCAATACGCTGAAAAATTTGGACCATTTACACCTGGTGTATATTATCTGGCACCTCAAAATATACAAGTTAAAAGAAATTATTTAATTGTTTGGAATCAGACGGACTCGTCTAATCAGCAGGGTGCAGGACATCCATTACGTTTGAGTACCACAGCAGATGGTACATTGGATGGTGGAACTTTATATTATAAGAGCACGGGTCTTTTACAGGGACCTGCAGCAGATTATGAAAATCAATATCAAATGATATTCATGATGAATGCTGATGAATCATCTCAGATTTATTATCATTGTGCTTATCACAGATATATGTCTGGATATGAGGGTGATGAAGGATATATAAGTCTCGATCCTGTAGTTGAAGACGTTGCACCTACAAATAACTATTACAGTAGTGATTTTTATCAATCAGATATTAATGATCTTAATACTATTGATAGATCCCGACATGTAGATGGACACTCAAAAGTTTTGGGTATGTCCTTCGATGGATATCCCATTTATGGTCCTTATGGATATAATGTTAGTGGTGCTGTTGCAAGAGAAGTTTCTTCTTACAGATTGAGAACTACTACTGAACTTCCTGGTGCTAGAGTAACTATTGGTGTTAGTACAGCAGGAACAGTTACTTATGCCTTAACAGTAGCAAATAATCAATATCAATTTGATGGATCTCGTCCTGCCTTCCTAAATCTAGAAAGAGGTAAGACGTATATCTTCAATCTGGATAATGCCACAAATGATGCTGATACATTCTTGTTAACAACAACGGATGATTCTTGGCATGCTACAGGAAATTCCGCCAATATTGGTGATACAAGTTATGTTTATAATGACGGTGTAACATATTACATTGATGGTGGGATAGTAAGTTATACTACATATCTTTCACAGTTTGCACTTGCAACTACAAGAGAATTGAGAATTACTGTTCGTGCAGATGCACCTAGAGCATTGTATTCATTCTCATATGCAAATTCTGGTAGAGGAATTAGAAGTGTTCAAGATGCATATATTCTTGGTGATTTAACTGAGGATTATATCTACGATTCTTCTGTAGGAACTTTGGATGAATTTAACGGTAAGTTTACTCCAACTCCTGAGTATCCGAACGGAACATATGCTTACTTCATGACTGAAGATAGTGGTGGTAATCCTGTCTATCCATATGCTATTGGTCCTAAGTTTTATAGTGTTCCTCTCTTTGAGGGAGATTCTGTACCTACATTAGTAGATCAATTCCCTTCAGGTGCTCAGGGTGAAGTTGTTCTGAATCCTGATGTTCCTGGTCAGGTTGCATATATCAAGATGACCAAAAAGGGTGATGGATTCTTTGGTTCTGCAAAGGCAAGAATTCTTGGTGGTGAAGGATCTGGAGCAACAGGTAGTCCTATTGTTCAGACAATTACTGGTCTATCACTATTAAATTCAGGAAGGCAGTATGCAACTCCACCTACTCTTATCTTTGAAGGTGGTGGAACTGGGCAAGGTGCTCAAGGTGCAGCAGAAGTAGATACTACAGGTGAAGTTTCCAGTGTTAATATCGTAAATCCTGGTGAATTCTATCAAGAACCTCCTTTTGTTCTATTCACTGGTGGTGGCGGTATTGGTGCTAAAGGTGAAGCAATAATTAGTCAGGGTGCTATTACAGGAGTCAATGTTACCGAACCTGGTAAAGGATATACATCACAACCAAATATCATCTTCACTAAATTAGTGAATCTGAAGAGGAAGACTCGTTCTCGTCAAGCATTCAATTCTTCAAATATCTATTTGACTGGATTGACAAAGAATGTTACTGCATCAGATGATACAATTTATGTTGATTCTACAGATGCATATCCTGGATCGGGATCATTTATTCTTAATGCTGAAACAGTTTCATACACTTCTAAAGCAGCAGGTAAATTTACTGGTCTGACTAGAGGTATCAACTTTAATTACGATCAAAGAGTAATTCTTGATGCTGGACAAGAGTATAATTTCAGTGTTGGTGATAGAGTTATTAGAAAAGTTGAGAGTGAGAATAATAAAGTTGCAAAGGTTTATGATTTCAACCCAACAACCAGAGAACTCTTGGTCGTATTTGAGGTTGATGAACTAGCATTTATCGATGGTGGTCTTCCTTCTACCGAAGATGCTATTGTACAATTTGATGCTGGTGTAGCATCTAGTGCTCCTTCTGGATTCCAACCCCACGTTGTTCTGACTTCTGTGGGTGATAGTATTTCACTTCTTACAGAACCTGTTTCTGTTTTACAGGATAGAAGATTTGAAGATGATGATGAGAATAATGGAGCGGGTGATGGTATCGCAGATTTGGTAAATACTGGAACTGATTATATTAACCAAATTAGTTTGGATGGTGGCATCTATAGTTCTCTTTATGGTATTGAAGAGACACAAGGTGGTACGAACACAACATTATTCCAAGTTGGTGATCAAGTTAAAGACGCAAGCATTCCATTCAAATATGCTGGAATTGCTACAGCAGGCGGTCTGAGTGAAGGTGTTGAGCATACTGCTGTTCTAAATATCTACTTAGATGGTAATTTTGGCAATGGTCAAAATTACAGTGTGAATGAAGTTGTTACTGGTGATGTTTCTGGTGTTCAAGCTACGGTGGTATCTTGGGATACTACAAATGCCGTGCTTCAAGTACAAAGCATCGTTCCATTTAACACAGGTAATATTAATATCGGTATTGCAGGATATTTGTACGAATTCTCTCAAAATGGTACGATCGTAGATTTCTACGTTCAAAATGCTGGTACAAACTATACAGGAACACCAACAGTCGCTGTAGAAAATGTCGGAGACATTCAAGCAACAGGAACTGTTAACATGACAACTGCGGGTGACCAGGTTGCATCAATCACCATTTCAAATGGTGGTTATGGTATCCAACAAACTGTTGATGGTACTTACAACCTACACCCAACCGTTACCTTTACCAATGCAGGCGGTGATAGCACTGGTGCAAACGCTGCAGCATATGCAATTCTTGGTGGGGAGAAACTGAATGGTAACGGGGGAGCATCCTATAGAATCAAACGAATTGAATATGCGACAATTGTTCGTTCGTAACCCACATAAATAAACAGGAGGACAACAGTACCTACACGAAATGGCAGCACTACTTACTGATCAATTTAGAATTTTTTCAGCGAAAAAGTTCATCAAAGCACTGGAAGGTCCTGACGCAACTCAGAGTGATTCTGCGGCAGGTGCTAATCGTGATCGATTATATCTTTTCATTGGAAGACCCCAGTCTTGGGATAATGAAAACTCGCCTCCTCAGGCAGTTGATTCATTCGGAGAATTCTCCGATTCCTATGATGACATGATCTCATTGAAGAGGGTTCTTGCTGCGGATACCGTTCAGGTTGTTCGTCGTATTGACTGGGTTTCTCCAGAAGAAACCACTGGTGGATTGGGTTTCACTTATGACATGTATCGTCATGATTATTCCCCATCAAAAACTGCTGCCTCTGGTGCTACCAAATTATATGACTCCGATTTCTATGTTGTAAATTCACAATATCAAGTATATAAGTGCATTTATAACGGAACTTCACCGTCTGATCCTAATGGAAAACCCTCTACTGTAGAACCTACAGGAACTTCCACATCTATCATTACTACTGGTGATGGATATCGTTGGAAGTATATGTACACTATCCCAGTTGCTTCGGTTCTTAAGTTTTTCTCCAACGATTACATGCCCGTCTTTACCAATGACGCGGTAAAAACAAATGCAGTTGCTGGTGAGATTGACACTGTTGTAATTAATTCAGCAGGTTCTGGATATAATAACGGTACATATGATAACGTTGCTATCAATGGTGATGGTACTGGTGGTCGTGTTTCTATCGTTGTAGATGGTGGTAAGATTATCTCTGCTACTGTTACATCTGGTGGTACTGGTTATACCTTCGGTAAAATTAGTGTAGATAGTATTACTGGTATTGGTACTGGTTCTGGTGGTCAAGTTGATGTCATCATTCCACCTCCAGGTGGTCATGGTGCAGACGCTGTTACTGAGATTGGCGCTTTTCGTGTCATGATCAACGCTAAACTCTCCTATGATGAGGGTGCGGGTGACTTCCCAATTGATAATGACTATCGTCGTATTGGTCTTATTACCAATCCATTAAAGTTTGGCACATCAGAATTGATTTCTGACTTGACAGTTTCTGCTACTAAGGCAGTTATTTTCTCGCCAACTTTCCAAGGTAATTATGTTCCTGATGAAATTATCACTCAAACTAGAGTTGTTGGTGGTACGAACGTTACTGCTCGTGCGAGAGTTATCTCGTGGAACCCCACCACAAAAGTCTTAAAGTATTATCAAAATGCTACTGACGGTATCTTCCCTGAAGTTACTGGTACTCAGAATGAATTTGATGGTTCCAATGTTATTAATGGTGCAACATCTGGTGCTGCTGGTCAGCCTGATGTTAACTTTCCAGCAGTTCCTAATTCTTCTTCTAGGACTATTAATAATACCGAGTATGACTTGGGTATGAGATTCAATAACGGTTATGCAAAACCCGAAGTTGCGTCAAACAGCGGTGACGTTGTTTATATAGATAATAGAAGATCAATTAGTCGTGCAAACGACCAGGTAGAAGATATTAAAATCGTCATCGAATTCTAATGGCACAAAATACCAATTTAAACGTCACACCTTATTATGACGACTTCGATAAGGACAAAAACTTTTATCGAGTGTTGTTTAGACCTGGATTCCCCATTCAGGCAAGAGAACTTACTACGATGCAGAGTATTCTGCAGAATCAGGTAGAGTCTGTTGGAACGCATCTGTTCAAAGATGGTGCGATGGTTATTCCTGGTCAGGTGGGTTATGACCTGAATGTGCAAGCAATTTTACTACAAGAGTCTTTCCTTGGTAGTGATGTCGAAACGTACAGAGCTCAATTAGAAGGATCTATTATTGAGGGTCTGACAACTGGCGTCAAGGCGAAAGTTCTTTATAGTATCTCTGCTTCAACTTCAGAGCGTGGTTATATTACATTATATGTTAAGTATATTGACTCAGGTGACACCACTTCAGAGTCAGCATTAAATACATTCCAAATCAACGAACAGTTGATTGCAGATAAAGAAATTACATTTGGATCGACTCTTATTGAGATCGGTACTCCCTTTGCTCAGTTGCTTCCTGTTAATGCAACTGCAGTTGGTTCTACTGCATACATCAGTGATGGTGTCTATTATATTAGAGGACACTTTGTAAATGTTCCTTCAAACTATCTGATTCTTAATCAGTACAGCAGTAATCCTTCTTACAGAGTTGGTTTAGAGGTTCTGGAGTCTATTGTTACTCCTGAAGATGATGAATCTCTGAATGATAATGCTGCAGGAACATCAAACTATTCTGCTCCTGGTGGTCATAGATTTAAAATCAGTACTCAATTTGTTAAGAGACTGATTACTGATGAAGCGGATAAAGACTTCATCGAACTGCTTAGAATTAATAACAGCAGAATTGAAAACTTTGTTGAAAGAACTGAGTATAGTGAACTTGAGAGATCTCTTGCTCGTAGAACTTTTGAAGAATCTGGTGACTATGTTATCGATACATTCGATATCAGTGCTCGTGAGCATTTGAATGATGGATTCAACGCAGGTGTATATGCTTCGGGAGAAACTTCTGCAGATGGCAATCTTGCTCAAGAAGGTAAACTTGCCCTAGAGGTTTCACCTGGTAAGGCATACGTTAGAGGGTATAGAACTGAATTTATTACACCTCAGTATGTTGACACCGACAAACCTAGAGATTTTGAAAGCAGACAGAATGCTATCATCAACTTCAACCTAGGAAACTTTGTTAAAATTTATGATGTATATGGTTGGCCAGAAATTTCTGGTGATGGTGTAACAGATGCATACCAGACCTTAAATCTATATGATGACTGGGCACCAAATGCAACCAGTGCTGTAAAGTCTGGCGCTAATAGAATTGGTAGATGTAGAACTGTTCAGTTACAGAAGTCTTCTACTGCTCTTGCTGCAACGTCACCGTTTGGAATCAATCCTACGGTTACTGGTGGTGTTTATGATCTTTGGATTTATGATGTTCAGATGTTCACTGTCTTGAACATTGCAAATGCTGTAACGCCATACTTAGTAGGTACTAGAATTGTAGGTAAGACATCTGGTGCTGCTGGTTATATTGCAGATACTGGTGTTAATAGTCACTATGTGTATATTGAGCAAGTAAATGGTGTGTTCTCCAATGGAGAAATCCTTGAAGTTAATGGTAGAGATGTTGGCACATTAGAAGCAGCATGGTCATATCAATTAAGTGACACTAGATCTTGTTTTGGTGAAGATGGTTCTTCCGCTATTAGATTTGGTGCAAACTGGATTCTTAACGACTCTAGACCTATTGAATCATCAGCTATCGAAGTTGATCAGGCATCAGATGATGAAATCACAGGTTTCCGTACTAGATTTGAGAAAGATCTCAGACCTGGTGATGTTGTAACACCTACACTCTCTACTTTTGAGGGTGCTAATACACTGCGTATTAAGAGAGTTGATCCTACTGCTATTGGTACAACTGCTACAAATAAGAAAGGCACGGTTGCTAATAATGCAGTTGTCTTCGATTACACTAATCAGACTGCAGCATTAGATCAAACTTTGATGGTCGGTACTGTTACTGATGGGGAATATGGTGAGATGGTAAGGATGCGTCCTTTCATCTTCCAAAAAGATTATCAGAATGGCGAACTTTCGTTTGACCTTCCTGAAGATGTAATGAAGTCTCTGGACGATGAATCATTCTTCGTTTATAGAAACTTTGCATCTAAAACTGTAACTACTGGTTCTATTACATTCACTGTACCTGAAACTGAAGCATTTGGAGCATTATCTTCGGATAATTATATTCTGACTGTTATTGCTAATGGTGGTTCTGGTACATTCGCCAATGGTGAAAATATTGACATTGATGCACAGGTTGATGGCGGTGTTCTTACTGCGACCTTCGGTGCAAACAATCAATCATTTACAGTCGCTGGTCTTGGTAGTGTTGCAACTGTCACCTTAACGGCACTTGTCTCTAAGAATACTGTTTCTAAGAAACTCAAGACTGCTTCTAAGATGCAGGCACTTAAAGTTTATAAGACCTTTGATGATCTGATTGAACAACCAACAGGTTTAACATACAGTGGTTTATATGGTACTAGAGTACAAGATGAGGAAATTTCATTCGGTCTGAACGATGTCTATACGGTTCATGCAATTTACGAATCTTACGACGACAATGATGCATCTGCACCTTATGTCGTTCTTACTGAATCCACCTTCTTTTCCGCTGGCACATTACTAGTTGGTAGAACATCTGGTGCTAGAGGTAGAGTTATTTCCTTCTCGAACGCAGATTTAAAACTGTATTATGTTGCACTGAATGAAATTCCCTTTATTCAAGGTGAAACTATTAGCGGTTTTAATAGTTCCGATGAGGCAATTACTGGCATTATTGATGACTCTGCAAACTCAGTCTTTATAGGTTCTAAAGTTATTACGGACCAATTCTCATTGAATGCTGGTCAGAGAACAAACTTTTATGATGTTTCACGACTGACTAGACTTCCTTCTGTTGTTCCTCCTACTAGAAGACTGCTTGTAATCTTTGACTATCTGTCACATGCAACATCTGGAGATTATTTCTCTGCAGAATCTTACAGTGGTATTGGTTTCAAAGAGATTCCTAGTTACAAACTTGATGGTTCTATTAAGTTTATTCGCGATCAAATCGACATTCGTCCTGCTGTTAAAGAACTGAGGAATGGTTCTGGTACGATTGGTGCTCCCTTCTATGTTAACTGTACTACTTTTGACTTTGTATCGAGAGTATTTGATACAACTGGTGGATCTGCGGGTTCTACCATCTTTGATATCATGCAGGTTAATTCTTCGTTCCGTGCAGACTACTCTTGGTATCTGCCTAGAATTGACAAACTGTATCTCTCCCATGATGGAAAACTGAGAGTTTCTAAGGGTGTTTCTGGATATGCTCTGATTCCACCCCCACATGTACAAAACTCGATGCTTCTGGCAACAATCGAGTACAAACCATATGTATTTGATCCTGAAAGAGATATTCTGATTACTACAGAAAATCTACGTCGCTATACCATGAAGGATATTGGCGATCTGGAGCAGAGACTAACTCATGTTGAATACTATACTTCGTTGTCTATGCTTGAGTCTCAAGCAGATAATACTAAGACCTATGATGAAAATGGTTTCGACCGTCTGAAAAATGGTTATGTTGTTGATGACTTTACTGATCACACCACTGGCGATGTATTAAACGTCGATTATAAGTGTTCTTTAGACTTTAAAGAAGGTCAATTAAGATCACAACATTACACAACAAACGTCGGTCTGCAATTCGATGCAACCTCTTCTACTAATGTTGTGAAGACTGAAGGCAACGTTGTTATGCTCCCATATTCAGATGTTGCTATTGTAATTCAACCATATGCATCTAGAACTGAAAATGTCAATCCATTTAACGTCTTTACGTTTATTGGTCGTATTGACCTGACACCTGCATCTGACGACTGGATTGATATCGAGCGTCTTCCTGCTCGTGTTGAGAACGTTGAAGGTGACTTCTCTTCCGTATCGCAAGATATGCAAGTCGATCAAAATGGTTTTGCTCCTATTCAATGGGGTTCATGGCAAACGAACTGGACTGGTGAAACAGTAACTTCCTCATCATCAACTAGATCTGCATCTGGTACATTTGGTGTTGGTCGTCAGTTAGGTTCTCTTGGTCACGGTCAGCGTCGTCAAGGTCTATTCTATCTCCATGAACGTCGTACTATTCGTGTTGTTAACAATCAGGCACGTCAAGGTATTCGTACAAGGGTTGTTCCTAAGATTGAAAGAAGATCATTAGGTGATTCGGTTCTTTCTAGAAGTAGCATCCCTTGGATTAGATCTCGTAACATTGGTTTCAACGTTGATCGTATGAAGCCTCGTACTAGATTCTATGCATTCTTTGATGGTGTTAGTGTCACTAATTACATTACACCTAAAGTTATTGAAATTATCAAGAACTCTACAACTGACTCCAGAACAAACGAAACTCCTTTCGTTGTAGGTGAGACTGTTATTGGTTCTACATCTGGTTGCCAAATGAAAGTTGTTGCTCCTGATGATGGTTACAAGACTAATCCTTATGGTAAGGGTACAGAAGTTCTTCCTACATCATATTCCTCTCAAACTGCATACTTGAACCACGATATCACTGCAATCTCTGAAACTGTATCTCCCGATTTCTTCGGTAATGCTCAGGTTGGAGAACTTCTAACTGGTCAAACATCTGGTGCAGTTGCAGTTGTTAAAGATCGTCGTCTTCTGACTGATAACGTTGGTAACATTCAAGGGTCTTTCTTTGTCCCTTCTCCGAAGAATGATGCCAATCCTCGTTGGGCAACTGGTACTCGTGCATTTAGATTCACAACATCAGACGAAAATAGTAAGGCACCTGGTGCAGTTGATTCATCTGCTGATGCATCATATTCTGCATCAGGAACATTACAGACAGTTCAGGAAAACATTCTTGCAGTCCGTAATGCTGAACTAGTTAGAGATACTGTTTCTGAAGATAGAGTTGTACAAACAACTAGAACGGAAACACGTCAGATTGGTTGGTATGACCCTCTTGCACAATCATTTATTGTTGAAGAAGAAGGTGGTATGTTCTTGAGTGGTGTGGATGTATTCTTTAATACTAAGGATACAAACATTCCAATCTCCATGCAGATTCGTACCATGGAAAATGGTTATCCTACTAAATCAATCTTACCTTTCTCTGATGTAACAATTACACCAGATGATATTGAGATCTCAGAAAGTGCTGCTGTTCCTAGTAGATTCACTTTCAAAGCACCTGTTTATATTAAGTCTTCTGTAGAATATTGCTTTGTTCTCCTATCTGACTCTAACGAGTATAAGGTTTGGATCTCTAGAATGGGCGATGTTGATGTAACTGGAACCAGAACGATTTCAGAACAACCATATGCTGGTGTTCTATTCAAGTCTCAGAACGCATCTACCTGGACTGCTGACCAGTATGAAGATCTCAAATTCACAATCTATCGTGCAGAGTTTACATCTACGACTGGTACTGTTTCCTTAAACAATACTCCTCAAGGAAAGGGTAACAACGGTATTCATAGATTGATCGAGAATCCGATTCTGACAATCAAACCCAAGTTAGTTCTATCTCTTGGTGCTGCTGCCTCTCAATACACCTTTAGTCAAGGTGCTCGTATCCTTCAGCAGACTACTTCTGCACAAGCTACAGTTGTAACGACTACAACTTCTGGTAGTGTTTCGGATACTATTACAGTTACTGATGCAGGAGGGTCTTGGTTACAAGGAACTGCCAATACTTATTTGATAAGATCTTCAGAATCACTTGCAACCCTGGTTGTAGGTAGTGCTTCTGGAACATTGGAAGTGGGTGATATTGTTACTGGTGCAACTTCAAACTCTATTGGTATTGTTAAGACTTGGGATGGTTCTGCCAATCTGGTTCTTCACTATATCACTGGTGCATTTACAGATACTGAAAGTTTGAGTGAAACTGGTGGTTGGTCTGCAACAGTTACTTCCTCTGTAGAAAGTGGTGATTCTTTCGGAGCATATCTGACTGCAGCACCTTCATTCGATAGTGATCAAACTGAAGTTATGGTATTCCATAGAAATCATGGTATGCACAACAGATCCAATAATGTGAAGATCGAAGGTGTTATGTCGGAAATTTCTGATACTACACTTACTAGCGCACTTTCGATTGGTGCTTCATCAATCACGGTTGCTAACGCAGCACTCTTCCACAAAATCATTAATGGTGCTGCCATCAGTAATAGTAACCCTGGATATATTCAGATTGGTACTGAATTAATTCAGTATTCTAATATCTCTGCTGACGGTAAAACAATCACTGTAGCGACCTCTGGTAGAGGTGCGATGAGTACTACAGAGGCAACTCATGCATCTGGAGCATTAGTTAAGTGCTACAACCTGGATGGTATTCCACTGATCGATATCAACAAAACACATACAAGTATTTCCTGCCCTTGGTTGGATACTTACATGCTGCACATTACGGGTGTTGCCAACAATGGCATCAGAAGTGGTGGTAACATGGTGTTCGCAACGCAGAATGTTCAGTTTGAAACTCTGACACCTAGTATCTCGGTCATGGATCTTCCAGAAACCGATATCACTGCTAGGGTAAATACTACTAGCGCAACATCAATTAGCGACGGAAGTACTACTGTTGATCAAGCATCATTCGTCAATGATGGAACATATGTTCCTATCACATTGAATGATCTGAACTTCTTCGGTAATCCTAGAATGGTTTGTTCTGAGGTCAATGAACTTGCAAAACTGAGTGGTCAAAAGTCATTCAATATGCTGATTGATCTTTCTACAGAAAAATCAACTCTTTCACCTGTTGTCGATCTTGATAGATGTTCGCTAATTACAACAACGAATAGAATCAATAAGTGGCCTGGTGGTCCTAATGCATATGGTCAGCAATCACAGATTGACACATCGCAAGATGTATCTACTCTGCCTTTCGGTGATCAAAACGATGCAGTTTACATCACACGTCTTGCAAGACTGATCAGAGAATCTAGATCTCTGAGAGTTGATTTCCAGATGTCACGTCCTCCTGAAGCAGATGTTAGAATCTATTATAGAGTATTCAACTCTGGTACTAATGATGACATCGATTCATCTGGTTGGACACTAATGCCATTGCCACTACAGTATGACTCTTCTCCATCAGAAGAAATTCTTTGGAAAGATTATTACTATGAGGTAAGCGGTTTGAATTTCAATGCATTCCAAATCAAGATTGTAATGAGATCTTCAAACCAGGCAAGGATCCCACTAATTGCTGACCTTCGTGCTATTGCTCTCGCAACCTAATGAACTCTGAAGACCTGATACCCGTTGAAGGAAGGGAGGGGTGGTATAGAGACCCCTCCTCTGGTGCTATCGTAAATGGCAACCAGTCTGATTATGATAAATATATGGCATCTTACAATAAGAGGCAACAAGAAGAAATGGAGAAGAAAGCTTTACAAAAAGAGGTTTCTGATCTAAAATCTGATATGAGTGATATCAAATCACTCTTACTAACGTTAGTCCAAAATCAAAAGTAGTTATTATGTCGATTGAACAAGTTTCTCAGCCAGAAATGCTCCAACAATTCCAGGAGCGATTCAAGGCATTGATTGATGAAAATCAACAACTTGCTGCCAAGTTGAAAAATAATGAGCAGGTAGCACTTAAACTTCAAGGTGCTATTGAAGCACTAGAATATTATAATCCTCAGGAGGAAGAACCCGCTTCCCAACCTCCTGAAGAAAGTGAGGTTGATGAAGTAACCGCAGAATAGTCAAAGGGGGACATTGTTCCCCTTTTTTACTAGCATAAATAACTTGGAAGCATTATCTCTGTAGAGTTGTCGTAAAAAATGGCAAATAGAATTCAATTAAGGCGTGGTGGCGCTCAAGAATGGGCAAACTCTAACCCAACCCTGGCACAGGGCGAATTAGGGATTGAACTTGACACGGGTCGGTTCAAAATTGGTGACGGTGTATCCGCATGGAACACTCTTCGATATGAACGACCTGTTGAATCTGTATCCAATACGGCAAATACTCTAGTACAAAGAGATGCTGATGGTAATTTTTCTGCAGGTACGATTACAGCAACCATAATTGGTAATGCTTCCACCGCTGCTCGTCTTGCATCTTCTAGGCAAATCACTTTAGGTCAGGATCTTACAGGTTCTGCTATTTTTGATGGTTCCACCAACATCACAATTAATGCTGCGCTAGACTTAATTGCTACGCTTCCACATTACGATGGTACTGTAACTGCATCTGGCACATATACAAAAGTTACTGTCGATTCAAAAGGTAGAATTAGTAATGCAGAAACTCCAACCAATATTGCAGCATATGGTCTCGATGGAACTGTAGAGGGACAATCTGCTCAACCTTATGACCTTGACCTGGCAGCAATTGCAGGTCTCACCACTACTGGTATGCTTGCCAGGGCTTCTGGTGGTAATATGCAAACCAGAACAATCACTGGTAATTCTGGTAGAATTTCTATTAACGATGGTGATGGTGTTTCTGGTAACCCAACCATTGATCTGATCACAACAACTATTTCAGCAGGTGATTATAATACGGAATCCCTGACATCTGTTGCTGGCAGTCAAACTGTTAACGCAACAAAACTCAGTGTTGATGCGTATGGTCGCTTAACATCTGCTACAACTGTGCCTATTGCTACAGCAGTTGAAGGAACAACTGCCCTAGATTATGCAGCAGGTACGGTATATGTAAGATATGATATCATTAAAAATGCCTCTAAGGTATATCAAGCAATCACTGGTGTTGCTGCAGGACAAGGTGCTCCCACTCATGATGATACTAGTGATGCTGGCGGATGGAGATACCTCGCTGCCGAGACAACAGAACAGAAGGGTCTTGCTTCTTTCGCACAAGAGGATTTTGATGTAAGTGCAGGCGGTCATGTAGTTATTGCTGCTGCAGGTGTAGATAATACTCAATTACAAAATAATCGTGTTTCGTTTGCTGATGGTAGTGCTGTTGAGCACTTTGAACTTGATCAAGAACTTACTGCAACCACTGGATACAGAGGATTCAATCGTCTTAACTATATTAAAGTTAATGACGCGAGTGGTAATCTACTTGTTGGCGCTAATAATACGGGGGACGGCGGAGCTGGCGAACTTGATATTAATGTACGGTCGTACTTCTCTGACCCTGACATTACTCTTGACGGTGCTGCTGCTCAGACACTGGATAAGACTGGGGATGGTAACCTTACCTTCCAGTTAACTCAGGACACTGCAACAAATAGAAATTTAAATATTCTAACGACCAATGCTGGTTCTGGAACTAGCAACATTATTATTACTGCTGAAGATACTGTACAAATCAGTGCATCAGAAGCAGCAGGTAAAGTCCATGTAGAAGATCTGAGAATTCAGGCAAATTATTTGGGTGGTACTGGTGATATTTTCATTGACCCTAACGATGATAGAGATGTTAGTGGTCTAGTAACAATCCGTGGTAATCTTCAAGTTGATGGTACAACCACAACAGTCAATTCAACAACTACTACTTTAGATGATCCTATCATTACCCTTGGTGGTGATACTGCTCCTACACTAGATGACAATAAGGATCGTGGTGTTGAGTTTAGATATTACGATACTGAAGCACGCTTAGGTTTCTTTGGTTGGGATACTGATTATGCAGATTTAGCTGCTCATGAAGGTGGTTTCCGATTCCTTCATGCTGCTACAAATACTTCTGAAGTCTATGGTGGTACTGATTCTGGTATCATTGCAGGTAATTTAAAACTTACATCTGGTACTGCATCTACAACTAATACAACTGGTGATCTGGTTGTTGCTGGTGGTGTTGGAATCACTGGTGCAGTTAATATTGGTGGTCTGTTAGATGTAGATAGCACATTGCGTGTTACTAGTACCTCTCGTTTCGACGATAATATGGTTCTGCAGGGAGCATCTAAGACCCTGCAACTTAATAACGGATCAGGAACAACCAAGATTGAGTTCCAATCAACAACTGGTAATGCATCTATTGCAGGTGTAACTGATATCACAGGAAACCTCAACGTTAATACTAACAAGTTCAACGTTGTTGCTGCTTCAGGTAATACTGCTATTGCAGGTACTCTTGGAGTTACTCTGGGTACAACTCTTACTGGTGCTCTTGATCTTAACAACAACGCAAATATCTCTGGTCTGGTTCATCTTGAATCTGTAGATGAACCTGATATTCTATCTGGTGCTCCTCACTCAATTCAGAATGCCGACTACGGTGCATTACGAGTAGATGGTGGTGGATACTTTGATAAGAACGTTCTCTTTAATGGTGACATCTTCCTGAATGGTGACTTTAACCAGCAAGAAGACGCAACTGAGAACTACGGTCTAAGAAACTATCTGTCTGTCAGATATAAGATGCGTACAGGTTCTGTTGCCGCATACACTCCAAGTTATTCAAATCACAACACTTCCAACTTAAGAGTCTTTGGTGGTGCTGGTGTTAACACTACCTTACATGTTGGTGGTATTGGAAATGGCGAAGGTCTGTTTGTCGGTAAGAAAAATAATAGCGATACGATCAAGTTCAGCGTTTTAGGTGCTACAGGTAACACTGATATTCAAGGCACACTTGATGTTGCTGGTAACTCTGAGTTCAATGGCACAGTTGATGTTGATGCAGACTTTGCTGTTAGATCAGGAACTACTGATAAGTTCTTTGTTGATAATGTAACTGGTAACACCAACATTGAAGGAACACTGACCGCTGATGGTCACACTGAGTTAAATTCAACTCTTAATGTCGATAATAATGTCACACTTGGTGCTCAACTAACAGTTACTGGCACAACCGAGTTTAATAATACTGTTGATGTTGATGCTAACTTCGCTGTAAGAAGTGGTAGCACTGATAAGATGACCGTTGCCTCTTCTTCAGGTAACATTGCAACTGACGGCACACTGGTTGTTCAAGGTCAAACAACTATTAATGACTCTCTGATTGTTGATGCTGCTAACGAAGTCTTCTCCATCAGAAATGGATCTGCGGTTGAGAAGTTTGGTGTTGATGCTGATAACGGCAATACAAATATCATCGGTACATTGACCGTTGGTGATGCAACTCAGATTAATGACACCTTGGGTGTATCTGGTGTTGTCACTTTCACAAGAAACACACAGCAGACCTTAACTGGTTCTTATGCTGCTGATGGTGCATTCCAATTGACTGGTGGTGCTGCTATTGGTAAGAACCTTGCAGTTAGTGGTGATGCTAGAGTCTATGGTGGCACTGAATTAACAGGTGCTCTAGACCTTAACAATAGTGCAGACATCTCTGGTGCTCTAGTAACTCATGATGATGTTACTATCACTGCAGATAACAAAACATTTGCTATTCAAAATGCATCTGCTGCGAACAAGTTAACTGTAGATACTGATAACGGTAACACTGATATTCGTGGCACCTTAGACATCGGTGGTGATGTAACTGCTGAGTCTAATCTTACTGTTACTGGAAACCTTACTATCAATGGAACAACCACTACTGTCAATTCTACGGTCACAACTCTCGATGACCCTATTATTACTGTGGGTGGTGACACAGCACCAACGTCTAACGACGCTAAGGATCGTGGTGTTGAATTCCGTTATTACGACGGCTCTGCGAAAATTGGTTTCTTCGGATACGATA